AGAAGAGATATCTGCTGTTGACATGAGAGAGTATCTTACAAATGCAGCTAGTATTTTAGGACAGGCAGGAAAAGAAATATTTCCAAAACAATCTGAAATATTAGTAGAGCGAGGGGACGTTGGTAATTTTCTAAATATGCCTTACTTTGGTGGAAACAACACAACCTCACGATATGCTTACACAGATTCAGGAGAAAAAGCTACTCTTGAAGAATTTTATAAAATGTACGAGGACAAAGTACAATCTTTGCCTTTACAAAAAATTAAATATGAAAAACCAAGCAGTCCTATAAAAGATGGACCACCTTGTTTACAAACACTTTGTTCACAAGGCTTTCCTGAAGGAACAAGGAATAATGGTTTATTTAATATTGCTTTATATTTAAAGAAAGCAAACCCTTCTGATTGGCAAGATAAGGTAATGGAATACAATCAGAAATATTTAAAGCCACCTTTGGGAGTAAAAGAGCTACAACAAATTATAACTACGCACGAAAAAAAAGAATATTTTTATAAATGCAAAGATGCACCAATTAATAGTTTTTGTAACAGCAGTGTTTGTCGAACTAGAAAACACGGTGTGGGTAATGATGGTCCAGATACCCCACAGATGTCTTGTTTAGTTAAATACAATTCTGAACCACCTCTTTGGTTTTTGGACGTTAATGGAGCCCCTGTAGAACTTGATACGGAGTCTTTGCAAAAACAAGCTCGTTTTCAAATACTTTGCATGGAGCAGATAAACTTTATGCCAAGAACTATTTCTAAAATTGCTTGGGAAACTATGATGAACAATTTGTTAATGTTCATGGTTAATACTGAAGGTGCCGTAATATCTACTTCAGATGATACCAGTATAAGAGGGCAGTTCTATGACTTGCTGGAGGAGTACACCACGCACATGCAACAGGCATTGGACAGGGAAGAGATACTTTTGCGGAGACCTTGGACTGATGAGAAGACAGGTCGCACTTATTTTCGACTGAAAGATTTAGAGGCTTATCTAAAACGCAACAAGTTTTTTGAATATAAATCTAACAAGATAGCTCAAAGATTAAGAGACATAGATGGGAAAGCAGAGCAGCTTAGGATTAAAGACCGTTCTGTCAGGTGTTGGTCGATACCTTCCTTTGAACCTCTTTTAGATGAATTTAGTTCTAGGTTTGAAGAAAAAGAGGAGGATCTTCCGTTTTGATAAATTCAACGCACTGGTCGAAGATAATACATGAACTTCGCATAGAGAATGGTCTCACTCAAAGACAGTTGAGTGAAAGAACAAACATTCCGCAAAGAACAATTTCAGAGTATGAAAATACAACTAACCCGCGGCAACTATCCATATATAAAGTTGAAAAAATATTGGAGAGTTTGGGATATGATTTGGAGGCTGTTTACAAAGATCCAAGCCTTGAAGAGTATTTTCCTGTACCAAACATACGGTTTGAGGAAGATATTTAATGCTCAGATATTTTGGGCCTCCTGGTACAGGTAAGACAACTACCTTACTTAACGAAGTTGAGAGTTGCTTAACAAAAGGCATTGGACCTAATGACATAGGTTATTTTGCTTTTACACGAAAGGCTAGTTACGAGGCACGAGATCGAGCGGTGGCTAGGTTTAATTTAGATCCAGACAAAGACTTTAACTATTTTAGAACGCTTCATAGTTTTGCTTTTTTAGTTCTTGGTCTTAACGCCTCAGATATATTAAGCGCGAAGCATTTAAAAGAATTTGGTGAAAAAGTAGGTGTTGATTTAAGCACAGGGTCTTCTGCGTCCGAAGAGGATGGTTTTTTAGTCTTTAAATC